CGTGTCGCCTGGAGGCGATCTGGCCCATTGGTGTTGAGCGCCCCTGATCGCCTCCAGGAGCAACGATCTCCGTGCGACACGGCCCACACCATTCGCCGCCACGCGATCGTGTCGCCTGGAGGCGATCTGGCCCATTGGTGTTGAGCGCCCCTGATCGCCTCCAGGAGCAACGATCTCCGTGCGACACGGCCCACACCATTCGCCGCCACGCGATCGTGTCGCCTGGAGGCGATCTGGCCCATTGGTGTTGAGCGCCCCTGATCGCCTCCAGGAGCAACGATCTCCGTGCGACACGGCCCACACCATTCGCCGCCACGCGATCGTGTCGCCTGGAGGCGATCAGGCCCATTGTGTGAGGCCTAAATGACCCGCACCTGAATGCGCACCGGCGCGTCGTCGGTGCCGGGATCGTTGTCGATCGCCTCCAGAGCCTGGAACAGTGGCGCCTTGACATAGATCGTGTATGTCGCGGTGCCGCCCTCGTCGACCGCCTGCGGCGTATGCTTGCGCAAGACGCCGTTGCCGGCGGATTCAAGGAGATCCCCGACGGCGACGTCGCCGCCCGTCCCGGCGACCAGCCACATATAGAATCGCTGGCCGGGGGCGCCGACGGCATAGCGCACGACGTCACCGGCCGCGTAGGCGATGTCGATGGCTGGCGTGGTGCCCTCTTTCGGCGTGGTCGATTCGAGCGCGATCATCGGCGCGGCATTTCGGCCGGCGTTCGCGTGCCGGCGCAGCTTGCCGGCGCCCGGACCCGGCGGCACGAACTCGATCAGATGGCCTGGCTTGATGGTCGCATCGACGGCGATCCCCTCGTCGATGACGGGATTGCCCGCAAGCAGAATGGTCTGCGGCATCGCCTCTCCTCCGCTGTGGCGCCAATCGGCGCCCGTTCATGGGCGGGAGCTGGGGAGGCAGCAGGACGTCTCGCGTCGCCCTCGCTGCTGCCTGCTCCTCGCTACCGGATCAGCCCGCGCTGACGCTGGATCTCCAGCACGCGCGCCATGGTGTTCGGTGCGGCCAAGGGCTGTGCATCCGGCGTGGCGGCCGCCGCCGGGAGGCCCTGCGCCCGATAGTCCGCCGTGGCGCGGTGCAGGCTGCGCTTGACTTTGAGGAGCTGCTCGAGCGTCATGGCCTGCAGATCGTCCATCGTCCAGGGGCTGCCTTCTTCCTGGACGATGCTCTCGACGATCTCCTGGCGATGGCGCTTCTGGCGCTCCAGCGCTTGCGTCACCAGCTCGCGCGGCTCGGCCGGGAGCTGGGCGAGCCAGTCATCGAGGCTGGCTGGCGTACGCCGCTCGGCCTGGGCCCTGGCGGTCTGCTGGGCGATCATGTGCGCGTGCAAGCGCGCGATGGCCTGTTCGCACATCCCTTCCAGCATCGGCCGGTCGGCCTCGGTCCAGCCGCTGCCGGGCGTGGAGACCAGCGCCGTGATGTGCTGTTGGGCTTGGGCAGAGAGCATGTGAGCCTCCTTGTGTTGCATCGCGGTGGGCGTCTCCACCGGATGGAATCGCGTGTCGCGGGTCACCTCCATCACGTCATCGAGCAGTCGAATCCCGCCCTCAGGCGTGACCTCGAAGGTGCGCGCTTTGAGCCGCTCACCGTCGCGGTAGATCACGCGGTTCCCCTCTATCGCCTCCACGAGGAGGATCGTCATGGCCGCCCCCGCCTCGCGGGCCAGCGCGGCCTGCACGGCCTCGCGGATATCGCTGTCGGTGACATGGGGGCGCAGCGTCGCGCCGATCGTCGTGTGCCGATCCATTTCCGCCTCCAGCTCGGCGCCAAACTCCTCATTCAGCAGGCGCCGAGCCATCGCCTGCGCGGACTGCCGCGCCGACGCCGGAATGTCAGCCTGCGCCGCGCGGCCACCCAGGACAGCCCGCAGGGCGTTCTCGTTCAGCCGCCCCGTGCGGGGATTCACGACAGGAAAGAAGCTGAGATCGCGGAAATTATCGGCCTCTGGATCGCCCAAGAGGGTGTGCTCGGCAATCGCGCGCTTGAGGGCCGGCGAGGCGTCCTGGACACGTGCGGGCGGGTCCTCGCCTTCATGCAGCGCGGCCACGTAGTCCTCGAACGTCGGGGCCTGCCACGGCGTGCTCTCCGTCCCACGGAAGCGCGGCCGCCTGGCCTCGCTCAGCACGTGCGTGAGGGGCCCTCGCCCGCCTTGCACGCAGCGCAGGACAAAGCTGCGCAGTGCCGCGGCGAACCCGATGTCATCCATCCTGCCTCCCTCCTCCCGGCTCGCGGTCCGTGGTGCGCCACAGCCATCGGCCCACGAGCAGGCTCCAATCTCATGCGGCAGCAGCGCCAGGTGATCCGGACGCAGGTGCCGCAGAATGCCGTGATAGGGTTGGCCGCCCCATTCGCCCGCGGCCTCCTCTGTCTCCGCCCAGAAGGCGGTCGACACCTCCAGAGGCTGGCCGGCCTCCAGTCGCCGCAGGACCTCCAGGGCGTCGCCGCCCAGTTGGCGGCACTTGGCGATATCGATCCACAGCTCCCCGGTGAGGCGATCGCCCTGCATCTGCGCGCCCCAGAATCGGCCGACACTTTGCTCGATGCGCTGCGGCGTATTGGCCGAGACCGGCTGGCCATGCTCCTGCGGATGCCCGATGGGCAGGGGGATGCCGTTCCAGGCCTCGACGAAGGCGCCGATTTCCTCAGCCGGCACGAGATGACCATTCAGCACGCCCGCCACGATCGCGACGACCGGCACGATGAGATGCTCCCGCCCCTCCAGGCGGCCATGGCGATGCGGTGCTGGCAGGGCATGGCCCACGCGCAGCCTGGCCTGATACAGCGCGTTGGCTCCGCTCATCGTCGCCCTCCGACCCGGGCGCCCTCGGCCTTGATCTCGTCTCCTCGTGGCTCGCGTCGCGCGGCGCGCAGGGCCTCGCTCTTCGGCCGCAGGTCTGCCACGCAGCGGCAGCCGGGGTGCGCCGGCGGATGGCGCAGCGTGCTGCCATCGGGGAGGGTGAATTCCCCATCGATCGGCACGGCCTGGTTCTCGGGCATGAATGGGATCGGCTCGCAGATCGCCACATCGACCGCGTCGTCCTCGGCGGTGAGCCAGACTTTGACCCACTCTTGGGCGTCGATGACGCCGTCGGCGACCGCCTCTTGCCACATGATGTGCTGGCCCTCGTTCAGCGCCATCAGGGGCTCCGTGCGGCCAATCATCAGGCCCCGCTCACGGATCTTGGCCCGCACAAAGGCGTCGAGGCGCCGCTGCAGCTGGTCCGCGCTGACGCCCTGCTCGATGAGCCGGGCGCGAAAGCGCTCCGCCGCCTCTTGCTGCGGACGGGTCAGGCCCAGGAACTGCCGCACATCCGCGGCGATATCCGTGGCCGAGCGGCCGCCGCTGAAGCCCTGCTCGAGCTGCTGTCGGATCTGCTGGCGGGCCTCATCCGTGACGCGCGTGACCAGCTCGGCGCCGTGCTGCTTCAGCCACTGGGTGGCCCGGGCGGAGGCATTGAGATCGAAGGCGATGGGCTCCCCCGTCTGCTCGGCGATCTGCGCCGCGGCCAGTTCGGCGGCGCGGATGAGGGCCTGGCGCATGGCTGGCGTCCAGCCCTGGGCGAGATCCTGGCCCAGGCGCTCGAGGGGGATCAGCTGCTCGACCCGGCCCACGTCCCCGGCGGCGATGGCCACCAGCAGGTCATCCAGGCTGATGGCCCCGCGCGCCTGCTCCACGGCGCGCACGAACGTGCGCTGCATGCGGCCGGCCAGCCGGTCCGCCAACCCCAGCAGGACGCGATAGGACAGGTCGGATTGCGCGGCGGCGACCAGGTGGGGAGGCGCCGTGATGCCTGGATGAATCAAGGGCCTACGGGTGCGGCCTTCACTCAGCAACGCCCTCTGGCGTCGCGGCTCAACCGGCGGCTCGGCGGGGAGCCCCAGGATTTTGTCGCGGAATTCGCCCTCAGGGACCACGGTCGGCGCCAGCCCAGGGCCGGCATACGTCGCGATGGCAGCCGCCCAACCCTGGGCGATCGTCGCCTTCTCGCTCTCGCTCTTGGCCTGCAGATCCGGCCAGGCGATGACATACGGTTGTGCCGGCTCAGGCAGGATGCGCAGCGCAATGAGACGATCGATCAGCGGGCGCAGAATGCGCGTCTCCGGCGTCGTGACGCGGTATTCCATCACCCGCGCATTCCAGTTCTCCTTGTCCTGCGTGCTGGCCAGCTCGCCGCGCTCCGAGCCCGTCAGCATGCGGCGCGGGATGCCGGTGGCGGAGGCGATGCAATCGATCAGCACGTCAAAATGGTCCTTCGGGCTCGCGACCTGGCTGCTGAGCTCCTTGATCTCCACGCCTTCGGCGCGCACCCAGCGGCGGAGCTGGTGGACGAATTCATCAATCTCGGCCGACAGCCCATCCAGCGTCGCGTCGTCGAAGCTATAGCCCTCTTTCAGGCTCGCGACCAGGCCGCGTAGGGCGCCGAGCCAGAACATCTCGGCCGCCCCTCCGGCCACCTTGTCGACGTCCTGCAGCCGGTTCCACACCGGCTCCAAGCGCGGCAGGCCGTACACCTCGTCCTCGAGCAGATCTTGGGCCACGTGGATGATCCGTGAGGCATGGACGAGCGGCTTCATGACAGGCTGCGAGGGCAGATGAACGCCACGACTGAGGTCGAGCCGATACCACTCCGGCCGCCCAAAATCCGGGCTCGCGGGATTGGTGTTGAGGCCGGCGATCTCGGCATAGCGCTCGGAGTAGGGCGTGAGAGACAGGAGGGCATGCGCGTTGAGGCTGGGCAGGGGCTGTAGGGGCTGTGCCAGGTCTGGCTGTCCCGCGACATTGAGCAGCAGCACGGCATAGCGACCGATCTGCGCCAGGCGGTCCACCCGCTCCAGGGTGTCCCACACCGCCAGGCGCTTGGTCAGCTCCTGCCAGGCCGCCTCGAACGGCGTCAGATCGGTGTCGTCGGGCGTCTCCCAGACGTCGGGCGGGGGCCGCCAGGTGGCCGCCGGGTAGGCCCAGACGATGCGCTTGGCCAGATCGCCACGGCGCACGCGGGCGAGGAAATGCTCGTAGGTCAGCTCCTGCGGATAGCCCAGGACCTCCCAGAGCTGGCGCTGGCCGCCGTGCGTGGTCATCAGCCGCTGTGCCAGCGCGGCGCGAGAGATGCCCATGGACACGAAGGTCTGCAGGCCGCGGAGGAACTCCTGCCGCTCGGTCTCGGTGAGTGGCCGTTGGCCATTGGCTGTACGGCGCTCGTGGTCAGCCCTCATAGCACGGCCCTTAACGCCTCCCCCAGGCTCTCGCTCGCCGCCGCCCGGCCCGCTTGCCCGTATAGGTCCCGGTGAGGATCCCGAAGGCGCCCGATGCGCTGTCCACATCATCGTCGTGGCCCCGCCCGCTCGGCGGGAAGCGCTCGAACTGCTGCAGGACCGGGCCATTCCAGGGCGCGCGCACCATGAGCACGTTGCCCGCCGCCGCCTGCGACGCCAGCGGGCGCGCCGCCACGAGCTTATCGATGCGCTTGGGGTAGCATGTCACGCGGTAGCCCGCGAGCTGACGCGCGAGATATTGCGCCTCGACCTTGCCGGCCTGCCCGGGGTCCTGCTCCAGCCCGATCTCCACGTCGTAGCCGTCCTCGCTGGCCGTGGCCTTGACGAGCTGCTCGACGCCGTGAGGCCCCAGTCGGGCGCGGCGATAATCGAGGATGATGTAGCGGCCGAGGCTATCGATGGCCATCTTGCAGCCGCTGGTCCAGTCTGGGTCCGGATTCTGACGGCTCACCTCCGTGGCCGCGCGGTCCCAGTAGCGCACCACGCGCTTGAGCGGCGCGGGCGGGACGTCGATCAGCCGGAACCATTCGCGGCGAAAGAGACTGCCCGGCCGACGTGGGATGCAGCGCAGCTCCTCCTCGGCGTCGGGGCCGTAGAGGTCCAGCAGCTCGGCCAGCCATGCGGCCTCGGCCTCAGGCGACCACGCCTTGCCCTGCACCAGGCAGATACGGCGGTACAGGCCGTCAGCCAGGGCGTCGTCGATCGTGGTGCGATGCAGGCTGTAGGGCTTTTCGCCCTGACGGATCTCCTGCACCAGCCGGTGAAAGGCGTTGTCCTCGCCGTTGTGGGTGCTCAGGACACACACCCGGCCGCCCCACATCAGCAGGGCAATGGCCGCCTTGAGGAGCTCTGGGAGTTCCGGGTGGAAGGCCGCCTCATCGATGACCACCAGGCCTTGCTTGCCGCGCAGGTTGCGCGGTTTGGAGCTCAGCGCCGTCACCCGCCAGCCGCTCGCATATCGGATGCGGTAGGCCAAGATGTCCTGGTCCTCATCGCGGATCACCTCCTCCTCCACGTCGGAGGCGGCGAGCTGGTAGTGCCGGCTCCACATCGCGGCGTCGCGGACGAACTCCTGCGCCATGTCGGCGTTGTAGCCAATGTACCAGGTATTCATGCCGCGACTCGCAGCCGCCGTGAGCGCGCTATCGGCCGCTTGGCACCACGAGGCCCCGATGCGGCGGGATTTTTCCCACACCTTGACCGGGCTCTGGTCGGCCAACCAGCGCTGCTGGTAGGGCAGCAGGACTGGCGGGACGGCCGTAACGGATGCCATGGCGTCGTCGGCGAGGAGATGGGGGTCAGACTCGCCTGCGTGCGCCACCGGTCGCTCAATCACGGCCATCCCTTGGATGTCAGCCATCGAATGATGCTCCCTGGGGGACGCCCCGCTTCAGCGGGGTGAGTCGCCACCTGCTTACAGGCCTCGTGCGCGCACCGCCTTGGCGAGCTTGTGCCCCAAGCCGCCGATGGACAGCGCCTCGCCGAAGCGCGTCAGCAGCTCGCCCATCTCCGCATAGCCGGCCGCCGTCAGCGCCGCGCCGACGCCAATGAGGATGGCGCCGAGATACGTCTTATAGCCGTTCAGCATCTCGTCTCCTGTGCGCCCGGGCGCATCAAGGCGTTTCGTCCCCGATGCCCAGAATCCGCCGCCGAATAAGCTCCACGGTCTCGGCCGACAATCCCGCCTGCCGCACCTCCGCCGCCACGGCTTCCGCCGTCGCCTGGCTCTTGGCGCGGACCTCGGCCATGTATTTCTTGACGCTAATCCCGGCGCGGTTCAGATCGGCGATCATGCGTCCCAGCGCCGGCAGCGAGATCCCGCCAGGTGTCTCCTCCATGCGCAGGAGCACCGCGAACGCCTTCTCCTGCGCCAGCCGCGTCAGCGCTTCGCCCATGGCGCCTTCGTCGTCGGCGACCGCCTCGGCGATCGCCTTCGCCTGCGCCGTGGCCAGCTTCAAGGCCGCCATCCGCGCCTCGAATTGCTGGCCGTAGCGGTGCAGGGCTGACTTGGAGATGGTGTAGCCCTGCTCCGCCAGCCACTCGGCCAGGGCCACATAGCCCGAGAAACTGTTGCTGAGCAGCCGGCGATCCAGCTCGGCGCGAACGTCCTCCGGCAGCTGTGTGATGCTGGGCCGAGGGGGCATGGCTCACCAGTACTTGCGCGGCCGCGCGATGCCGCGCGGCACCTCATCATCTGGGGTCGTGTACTCGACCAGGTCGACCCCCGCGGGCAAGATCTCGGCGCTCCAGCGCGGCGTATGCGTGCCGCTGAGCCGGATCAGGCCGAGCTGCTCCAGGTAGCGCATCTCCTGGCGCACTTCCAGCGGGGTCGCGGCGACGAGGTCGCGCAGCGCCATCTGAATCGTCACCTCGGTGGCCCCCACTGGCCGAGCGCTCTGCAGGATGACGAGGATGTGCCAGCGGGTCTGCTCACGCTCGTACTGCCGCAGATCGCTCATTGACTCCCTCGTAACTGCTCGATCTTCGCGGCGAGGGCGTCCAGCTTGGCGTGGATAACCACCTCGCCACGAATGGCGTCCTCTTTACGGAGATACTGGACCGGCAGCTCCGCCTTGAGCTCCAGGAGCGCCCGCTCTGTGCGCTGCCAGTCGTCGGCGCGCGATTTGAGCTCCTCCTCGAGGGCGGTGAAGCGCGCCTCAAGAGCCGCGAAATAGCGGTCCAGCAGCCACCTGACCATCCAGAGGAGTGCACCGCTCCACGGTACGCCGATACCGACGAGCACGCCAAGACCTTGGAGGTCGACCCCCTGGCTCATGTGTCTGTGCTCGCCCTCGGTGGCATGCTGGCATGATATCCAGCGCCCGAAGCAGCGAGCGTCTTCTTCCCGCTCGGCTGTCTCTTGGCCAACCAAAAGCCCGGCCAGCCTGCCAGAGGGCATGGCCGACCGGGCCTCAGTGGTCTGTAACACGAGCCAAACATTGATGGCCTGCAGTGTAGCACATGGACCTCCGGCTGTCCAGCCTGAGATGCCGTGATCGGGCCGCACGGAGCAAGCCTGCTCGCTCCCCGCACCACTGTCGAGACATGGCTCACCATGTGCCACCATGAGCATCATTCAGAAAATTTTTAGAAAATTTTTGATGAACCCTTGACATCTGGATACCATTGGTATATATTAAGAGTTAGCAGACGGGGGAATGGGCCCCCGGCAGCAAGAGAAGGAGGGAAAAGATGCTAATTAACCTCACGAACCACCCAAGCTCGTCTTGGTCGCCGGAACAGCGCGAGGCCGCCCTCGCGCGCTACGGAGAGATCACCGACATTCCGTTCCCCAACATCCCACCGACCGCTAGCCGGTCGGAGGTCGCGGCGCTGGCGCAGGAGTACGTCGGCAAATGCCGAGCGCTCCTGCCCGACCCATACTCGCATCGGGCGGAGTGCCCGGCGACGGCCTCGTCAGAGGCCGATTGCACCTGCCCATATGATGGCGTCCACCTCATGGGCGAGACGTCCTTTGTGTTGCTCTTCGCCCGCGCCTGGGGCGGCGTGGGCGACGACGATCACCCCGTTCCGATCGTGGTCTCCACCACCGAGCGAGTGGTGGAAGACCTGGGCGGCGGCGAGAAGAAGGCCACGTTCCGTTTCGTGGCCTTCCGTGAACTCTAACGTGCGAAACGCACCCAGCATGGTGCTGGGTGCGTTTTTATTGGCGAAACGCTCATTCCTGAAAGGAGAGTAGGGATGAACAGGTGTGAGTACAACGACGGGCTTCGTCCGGGGGGCCGTCGCCCCCGGCTCTACCTGGCCAAGGGCGGCCAGGTGCAGAGATTCAACGGGAAGGACATTCCCGGCTTCTGCGTCATCACTTCGGAGGTATACTCCAAAGAGGGAAAATGGTCCAACACTACTTACGTGTTGGACCTGGCCCCGGGGGTCCGACCCATATATTTTCTCTCCCCACTGCACGGCACGTGGGGAGAACATTTCGAATCTTGGGGGGCCGTGGCTGAATTCCTCGGTCTCCCAATCGAGGTCGCACGGCAGGTCGTTCGGGACGAGTACCCCCGGACGGCCGAGCGGCTCGACCAGGTCGAGCAGTTCGCCCTGGAAGTCGAAGCGCTCGGTAACACGACCGAGACGGTGATCATCTCGTTCGGATCACCGACTCGACGGCAGGCCGCCGACGGGTTCTGGGAGAGACCCAAATCGGCGACTACCTCGGACGGGCGCAGAGTCACCGTCGCGCCCGATCCCAGCTGGGAAGCGCCTACTGTCGTGGAGCCGCACGGCGCAAGGGTCATCTCCGTTCGGCATAAGCCGGGGATGCACGGCGGCTACTGGACGATCGAAGTCGCCGTGCCAATCGCGCCGGCACGGCCGGCGGGGATTGATAGGTAGACCAGCAGCGCCTCCCGCATGGGAGGCGCCACAGGGAGGGGAAGCCATGAACCATCTTCATCTCACCGCCGCCGAACTCCGCCGGGCGTACCAGCGGGCTGGCGCCACGCCCGCCGCTGGCACGTGGTACTACCGATCCGATGATGGGCGGGCGTACCAGTGCCCGCTCCACGTGGTCTTCGGATCGGGCTCGACATTGTCGGCGCCCGCCGACACCGGAAGCCCACGAGAGTGCATCGTGGGCTTCCTGCGGGGCTGGGATGGCCACCAGCCCTGCCCAGAGGGGTGTGCGCAGTGCTACCAGCTGGGCGCACGGCTGCGCGCCAAGCTGAACCCCATCCAGCTGGATTGATGGGTAGACCAGCATG